AGGTACCCATTAATGTCAGAGTTAGTGATAGCCTTGTTGATGATAATCAACGGAGAGATTAAGGAAGCGCGTATCCAGACTTCAATGTCTGAATGTCTCAAAGGCGCACGTGTTGCTAAACGTAATTTAAAACCTGATGGTAATGTTAAGTATCAATGCATAAAATCTATGGCTGAATTAGAGACAAATATTGATGGATCTATATCTATTAAAAAATTAATTCTTGAGTGAAAATAATAAAAAATTTTATACAGGATAAAGAAACATTTAATAACATCAAAGATACTTTAATGGGATGTGAGTTTCCTTATTATTATTTTGATTGTGTTAGTGAAGATGCAGATAAGACTGACTATTTTTTCGGCCATACTTTATTTGCTGGTCATGGAAATAAAAGTGATTTCTTTAACCCTATATGTGTACCCCTATTAGATCGTATAAAGTTTAATTATCTTATTAGGGCTAAAGTTAATTTTTATACTAAAAAACCAAAGCCTATAAAAACAGGCATGCATGTAGATTTTTCTCAAAAACATAGGGTTGCTTTATTTAGTGTTAATACTAATAATGGTTATACTCTGTTTGAGAACGGAGAAAAAATTAAGTCTATTGAAAATCAATTAGTAATATTTGACGGAGCCCTTAAACACTGTAGTGTGGCTCAAACTGACACAAATGTAAGAGTTAATATTAATTTAAACATAGTATGAATAAAAAAAATCCCATAGCAAAGATACTAAATGATAGACGTTACCGTCAAGTTGTGGTAAAAAACAAAAAAGTTTATAACCGAAAAAGGAGTAACTATGGACAATTTAAAAATACAAATCCAAAAATTATGGATGGATCATAAACATCACGCAGTAATTTTTGTAGCAGGTATTGTAATAGGTGCTGTTATATTTTAATATGACCAATGTCATATTTAAACGCAAACATACCTGTTACTTACGCTCAAATAAGAAGAGAGTATCTTTATGATCTTAAAAAACATCATGGAGAAGTCGAAGATTGTATTATCTTTGCTATGGCGTCTATTACAGGACGTCCTATCCTCTTTCATTGTATTATGGAAAATGGTGCGGTGTTCTATCGTCTCCCTATTTCAGCCTTCATTCAAAGAGGATTTGATGTCAAAGAAGTACCTAGGATGCGGCTTGACGAGTTGGAGCTTTGGAACTGCTTTAGTTATTATCCTGCTGTTACTTCTTTTGATATCTTAGATGGACAATCTGGTAAATACATTGGTAAAGATAAAAAATGGCATAGTGGAGCATATTTGTTCACTATTGACTGGGCTCATCCAGAGAGTAATATAGTGGATACTGATCATTCAGAAATTCCGCACGAACATAAGTGCGCACATATATTGGCATTAGATGATGGCAATTATGCAGCTCAACCTAATAATAGATTAATATGGGATATACCGTCTTTTACAGTAAAAGATGAAATTCCTGATTGGAAAGTACAAACAAGTGAGTGGAACGTAGAAGACACTCGTCAGTGGAGAACCGAAGATACTGATAAATTTTTTTACGAAATTGAGGAGAAAAAAAATGCAACTTAGTAAACACTTTAAGCTCGAAGAGATGACCAAGTCAATGACCGCCACGCGGAAAGGAATTGATAACTCACCAGGAGCAGGTGATATTAAAAATTTGGAGAACGTATGTTATGAAATTTTGGAACCGGTTCGTGCGAAGTTTGACAAACCCATTACTATTACCTCTGGTTACAGATCGGAAGCACTGTGCGAGGCGATTGGCAGTAAAAAAACGTCGCAGCATGCTAAAGGCCAGGCGGTTGACTTTGAAATAGCAGGCATACCAAATATTCAAACGGCTTACTGGATTCAAAACAACTGTGACTTCGATCAATTGATCCTCGAGTTCTACAAAAAAGACGACCCCGCAGGTGGCTGGGTTCACGTAAGTTATAATGAAAAGGGTGCAAATAGAAAACAAGTTCTTACTTATGATGGGAAGTCTTATGAGAACGGTCTTCCCGATATGAAATGGGAAAAAGGCGTGGTTGTTGAATAATGCCTATTAGCAGAGCACAAATAGCTAAACAAATTTCTCCGGGTTTAAGAGGGGGAAGACCTTCTAGAGCTATGCGTAAGAGAGTAGACAGGCGACCAAAAAGAAAGTATAAAAGAGGTACGAGATAACATTAAGTTATAACGTTAAAAGGGCCCTTTAAAAGGAAAGAAATGGTTAAAAAAATAACTCTAATGGACATGATTGACCGTTTCGGTAAAAGAAGAGTATTACGTGCGCTTACTAAAAGAAAATTTAGAAATAAGCGAAGAGTTGAAGAAAGAAAGACGGGCCAGAAAAATATGGGTTTTAAAAAAGGTGGTAAAGTCGAGGAGGGCTTACTGATCATGATAGAAGAAAAAAAACGAGGAGGAAAAGTAAAAAATAAAAGAGAGAAAAAAACACCTCAGGAAATCAGACGTAAATTAGGGGTTGGAGCAGCATTAGGAAAAGCAGCAGGAACATTAAATTCTCCAAAACAAGCAGAACAACAGCAACAAGCATTAGATAGAATGCAAAGAGAAGGTAGATCAGGTTCAAACAGAGAAAAAACAGAGTGGGAGAAAAAACAAGAATTAAGAAAAAAAGCTCAAGAAAGAGGTGGAAATATGATTTTTATGGATGAATGGGATAAAATTGATCCAGGTTTTAAAAAACACATGTTTCATAAAGGTGGAATTCCAACAAGAGGTACCAAAAGCAGAGTAAAAAGTTATCCAACACAAGCTCCGCGAACAAGAAAATACCCTGAAAGAAAACAAATTTCTGTTAAAAAAGAAATTGAAAAAAGAATGAAAAAGGAAACTCCTAGAACTTATAAAATAGCTAAAGGAAAACTAGGAATGTTAAGAAGACATCTTCATAAAAAAAGAATTGAAAAAGAATTATCAAGTAGACCCGAGCATTTAGAAAGACCTAAAGTAAAACTTGCAGGTGGGGGTATAAGTGGGAAAAGCACTGTTGGTGAATTAAAAAAGAAATATGGGTCACTAAAAAAAGGAATTCGTTTAAAAGGTAAAGGTAGCTCTTTTATAGAAGAGTACAAAAAAAGAGTTTATGGCAGAGCCAAAGGCGGATCGATGGTTCAAGGCCCTATGAAAAGGGCTCGTGGATCGGGTGCAGCAATTAAAGGAACTAGGTTCCAAGGAACCTTTTAATAGGAGAATATAATGGATAAATCAAAAATAAATATGCACAAGAAAATGGCTATGACTGGACACTATCGTGGTGGCGGAATTGCACACGGTGGTATGGGTAAAGCTATGAACAAAGGTGGTATGGGAGGCAGACACGGTGAAATGATGTACTCTAGAGGTTATGGAGTAGATGAAAAATCAAAAAGAATGCCTACTATGCTTAAAAAAGGTGGCTCTGTTAAAAAACAAGGCTACAAAGCAAGAGAAGATGAATCTCTAGGTATGAGAACTGGAAAACAAGGTGGTAAGAAACAATCTATGAAAGATCGTAGAGACGAGTCTTACGGAGCTTGGGGCAAAAGACAAAAAGGTAAAGTTAATAAAAGAAAAGGTGGTAGCATAAAAAAAGGTCCTAGTAGACCTAGACCACAAGGTCCTCATATGTGGGTTAGAGAAAAAGGCAAAAAATACAGAAAAGGTGGCCACACAAATACTAGAAGAGAAAATCGTCTAGAAGAACTGGGAAGAGTAGATGCTGAAAGAGCCGGAAGTAGACAAGGCAGAAGAAACCTAAGAGACGAGAAAAGAAGAATAGTAAGAGAGCTTAAAAAGTAGGATATGTATAAATGGCAACCAGCGGAACAGCAACATTCGATCTTTCGATAGATGAGATTGTAGAGGAAGCTTATGAGAGATGCGGGATTCAAACTAATTCTGGATACGATCTTAAAAAAGCTAGACGCTCTTTAAACGTTTTATTTTCCGAATGGGGAAATAGAGGAGTTCATCTTTGGAAAATTCAATTAAATGCAGTCGCTTTAGTTGCCTCTCAAAGTCAATATTCTACAGTTGCTGGTTGTAGTGATGTATTAGAAGCTTTTATTTCTAATAGTGCTACTACAGTAAATCCTGGATCCGCTACTACAGATATATCTATAACTAAAATAGACAGATCTACTTATGCTGCACTGCCTAATAAAGGATCAACTGGAACACCTTCTCAATATTATGTAGAAAGAGTAACTTCAGGAACGAATACTCCTAATATAACTTTATATATTACTCCTGATGCTCAAAGTTATACTCATCTAAAATATTATTCATTGCAAAGAATTCAAGATGCAGGAGCTTATACCAATACTGCAGATGTTCCTTTTAGATGGATTCCATGTATGATTTCGGGATTAGCATTTTATTTATCTCAAAAATATGCTCCTGAAAGAACACAGCAATTAAAACTGTATTATGAGGATGAAGTAAAACGTGCGTTAGATGAAGATGGTTCAAGATCAAGTACATATATTACTCCAGCTCAATACTACCCAACGGTAACTTAAAATGGCTAGAGCTTTTGCAAAAGGAAAATACGCGTTATCCATTTCGGATAGATCTGGGCAAGCTTTTCCATATCTAGAAATGGTAAAAGAATGGAATGGAGCATTAGTTCATATATCTGAATATGAACCTAAATCACCTCAATTAGACCCAAAAGTTTATGGGGGAGATCCTCAGGCTTTAAGAAATACTCGAGTACAGCATAATATAGGTAATATGACAGTTAGAGTAGGTATTTTAACAGGTAATATTGGAGAAAGTCTTTTTTCAGTAGATCATGGTTATAATTCTGACGGTAAAATAGTTTTTGGAATGCTACCGTTGCCTCAAGGGAAAATATTAAATATATATAGCGCAGTAGGAAAGGTAAAGGTAGTAGTATAATGGCAGGTATAAATTATTCAGAATTGGTTACTAAAATTAGAGATTATACAGAAGTAGATAGCTCAGTTTTTACATCTACTATTGTGGATGGATTTATATTAGATGCAGAAGAAAGAATTTTAAGAGATGTTAATACTGATGCTGATAGAAGGTATGCTACCTCTAATGTGGTTGCTTCTCAAAAGTATTTAAATTTTCCAACGGGAGCCTTAGTAATTAGAGCACTTCAAATTACTAGTGGAGGAGATAAAATTTTTTTAGAAAAAAGAGACACAACTTTTATTGATGAATATAACCCTTCACTTGCAACTGGGGTTCCTAAATATTACGCAAATTATGATGATGATACTTTAATGTTTGCTCCTATTCCAGGGTCAGCTTATGCTATTCAAGCGAGTTATGTATCAAAACCTACTGGGTTATCATCAGGCAATACTCAAACTTATTTAAGTCAAAGATTTCCTAATGGGTTATTGTATGCTTGTTTAATAGAAGCTTTTAGTTATTTAAAAGGTCCTATGGACATGTTGCAATATTATGAAAAACAGTATACAAATGCAATATCCAAGTATGCTGTGGAGCAGATTGGAAGAAGAAGAAGAGACGATTATTTCAATGGTGCGATTCGAATCAAAATTGATTCACCGTCACCATAATTAAACAGGAGAAAAAAATTATGGCAATAACAACAAGTGCAATTACAAGTTCATTTAAAAATCAATTATTAAGTGGGACTCATGACCTAGATAATGGTGGAGACACTTTTAAACTAGCTTTATATACAGATTCATCTGTAATAGGACCTTCCCTTGCAAGTTTTACAACTGCAGGACAAGTAACAGATTCCACAGGAGATTACTCAAGTGGGGGTAAAGCTTTACAAGGACAAACTCACAAATTATCAGGTACAACAGCTATTGTAGATTGGGCAGACTTATCTTATTTAACAGCAACGATTACAGCAATGGGTGCATTAATTTATAATTCATCTAAAGCAAATAAATCTGCTGCAGTATTAGATTTTGTTTCAAATAAAACATCAACATCAGGTACTTTTACAATACAATTTCCAAATTTTACTGACACTTTGGCTATCATCAGATTAGCCTAAAAGGAGGTTTAAGAGATGGCTTCTACCTGGGGCAATAATAAATGGGGGGCCAACTCTTGGGCATCAGATATAGTTGCAGCTGATACCACGGGTATCGCTATTACTTCAGGCGTTGGAACCGTAGATGCTTATTCTAATCAAGGTTGGGGTCGTTATCTTTGGGGAGAAGAAGCTTGGGGCACTAACGGTTTACCTGTTACTGTTTCAGTTACAGGAGTTTCATCTTCATTTTCAGTTGGCACACCAGTTGTAGAAGATGATATTGAAGTTGGTTGGGGCAGAAAAACATGGGGTAACCTTGCGTGGGGAGATGCATATTCTGCTGCTTTAGTAGGACAACAAATTACTTCAGCAATTGGTACTCAAGTTGTAAGAACACATGTTGTAGTTAAACCTACAACTCAAACTATTACCGCAGGGTATGGATTAGTAGATTTAGAATGTGATGGAACTTATGTCCACGTTCACGATCCACAAATTACAACATCTGTAGGAAGTCCAACAGTTACTGATTATGAAACTGTTAGCTTAACAGGTCAGCAAATAACATCTGCTATTAATCCTGCTACAACAATTGGTGGAGTAGATGTTAAACCTACGGCACTGACTATAACTTCAGGTTTTGGCAGCACATTTAAAGCCTTTACTGATATAACTATTAGACCTACTGCATTAACTATTACATCAAGTTTAGGCTCTGTAGACGCAATTTCTAAAGTAGCTCTTACAGGCCAATCTATTACGTCATCTTTAGGTACTATAACTACTAAACAAACAGCTGTAATTAAACCTACGGGAGTACAGATAACTTCTGGACTAGGAACCGCAAATGCTCTAGCATGGGCTACTGTTGACACTGGAACTACAGTAACTTATAGTGAGGTGAATACAGGTTCTACGGTAACGTGGACTGATATTGCAGCTTAAAACAGGAGATAAAATATGCCTTCAACTTATACACCTTTAGGGGTAGAAAAAATGGTAACTGGCGAACAAGCCGGTCTATGGGGTGATAAAACAAATACAAATTTAGAAATTTTAGAACAAATATCTGGTGGTTATAAAGCACAAGCATGTAATGGTACTGGTGACACACCTCTTAATGTATCTGATGGATCAACTGGAGCATCAGTTGCTACAAGAATTATTGAATTAACAGGAACCATCACAGGTAACATTACTGTTTCAATTGCTTTAGATGTAGAAAATTGGTACATAATTAAAAACAGTACAAGTGGTGCATACTCAGTTGAGTTTCAATATACTAGTGGTTCAGGAACTAGTGTTACGTGGGTTGCGGCAGACAAAGGAACTAAAATTGTTTATGCAAAAGCAGATGATGGAACTAACCCAAACATTGTAGATGTATTTGCTACTTTTTCAGATATTACTTTATCTAATAATACTGCTATTAAATTTAATGATGCCGATAACTCAGCAGCAGTGGGATTTCAGGCACCAACTACGGTTACGGGAGCAGTAACTTGGAAATTACCAGCAGCAGATGCAACATCTTCAGGACAGGCTTTATTATCTGATTCATCAGGTAATTTATCATGGGGAAGTGCAGGAATATCAACAGGTAAAGCTATTGCAATGGCAATGATTTTCGGTTAAAAGATAAACACAGGAGAAAAAAATTATGGCAAACCCAAATATAGTAAGTGTCGCAACAATTAATGGTGGGTCGTTAGGATGGAATGTAGGTACAGGATTAAATTCTTTAATTACTGTTGGTACAGATTACATTTTAAAAATTAATAGAATAGTTGTAGCTAATGTTGATGGTACAAATGCTGCCGATATTAGTGTAGCTATTACAATGGCAGGAACTCCTGCTCAAACTGGTCTTACGGTTAATACAGCTGCAGCTACTACAATGTATTTAGCAAAAACAATTTCAGTTCCAGCAGACGCATCGTTAGTAATAAGTGATACTCCAATTTATTTAAGAGAAACAGATATTTTAAAAGCTGAAGCTAGCGTTGCTTCAGATTTAGATTTATTCATATCGTATGAATTACTGATAGACTAGGAGGTTAAATTATGGCTCAAGGTAATGGCGGCATAATCGGACCTGTTAATACAGTTAATGCAGCAGTATGTGTTTCTGAAAAAAAAACTACTTTTACAGCCACAGGATGTTTAACAGCACAAGCTACAGCTAATATCGATTACTTGGTAATCGGTGGTGGTGGTGGCGGTGCAGGATCTGGTGGTGGTGGCGGTGGTGCCGGTGGATTTAGAGCTTCTACAGGTGGACCTGCCCCAACTATGGGTTCTGCAGTTCCTGTAGTTGGATGTACAACTTATAATGTTGTTATTGGTGGCGGTGGGGCTGGTGCAGCAGATGGAGTAAATACAGTTTTAAATTATGCTGGTGGAACAGTAACAGCAGAAGGTGGTGGTTATTATCAATCACCCGGTGGTTCTGGTGGTGGAGCTACAAGTCCAGGAAGTCCTGGATCAGGAAACAGTCCTCCAACCTGTCCTCCCCAAGGAAACAATGGTGGAGACGCTTATGCTGCTAACAGAGGTGCAGGTGGTGGTGGAGCCGGTGGTGTTGGTGGAACTTCTACTCCCAGTACAGCAGGTGTAGGTGGAGCTGGTGCAACAAACAATATTTCAGGATCATGTGTAGTTTATGCTGGAGGTGGTGGCGGTGGTGCTCACTTTCCAGGATATAATCCAGGTCCAGCTGACCCAGGTGGTGGTGGAGGTGGAGCTGGTGCATCTTATGGTGCAACGTCTGCAGGAGCCAATGGTACAGCAAATACTGGTGGTGGTGCCGGTGGAGGTGGTGGTAAAACAGGTACTCACACAGGAGGTCCTTCTACAGGTGGATCCGGAATAGTAATTGTAAAAGAACCTGCAGTAAGTATTCCAAAAAGCGCACCTGGTGTTTGGGCAATGAACACCGTATATGATTTCGTAAAAAAAGATGATTGGGTCTATAATATGGCCGATGTAGATTATTTAGTAGTCGCTGGTGGTGGAGCTGGTGGTTCAACTCCAGGTGGCGATGGAGCTGGTGGAGGTGGAGCTGGGGGTTATAGAACTTCTTACTGTTGTTCTTGTAATTCAGCTTTATCTACAAAATGGGGAACTTATGCAGTAACTGTTGGAGCTGGTGGTGCAGCGCAAAGTGCTCCTAATAATGGTAATGATGGAAACGATTCAACTTTTTCAACAATAACATCTTGTGCTGGTGGTGGAGGTGGAATAGCTTCTACTGTTGGTGCAGCTGGAGGTTCTGGAGGTGGTGCCGGTGGTGGAGCCCCTGGCGGAACTGCTGGAGGTGCTAAAGTATGTGGTCAAGGTTTTCCTGGAGGTACTGGTGGAACAGGTTCTCCAAATTATACTGGTGGTGGTGGAGGTGGTGCCGGTGCAGCTGGAGGAGGAAATCCTCCTGCAAGTGTTGGTGGAGTTGGTGGTGTAGGTTTATCGAATTCAATTACAGGGTCAGCAGTCTTTTATGCTGGTGGTGGAGGAGGTTCTCATTTTAGTCATCCAGGCTCACCAGGACCATTTAAAGGTGGTGCTGGAGGAAATGGTGGTGGAGGAGCTGCTTCTAGTACACCTTGGCCAGTAAGTGCTACTGCTGGAACCGACAATTTAGGTGGCGGTGGAGGTGGAGCTGGTGGTGGTTTATCTGGTGGTAAAGGTGGTGATGGAGTAGTGATTTTAAGGTCAAGTGTCTTTTTAAAAACAGATAGTAATTGTGCACCAGTCAGTTCACCTGATGGTGGTACAGGTACATTTATAGCAGAATTTAAAGCGTCAGCTAATGTAACCATTGGAGGAAGTACTCCTTCTAATGGATTTGATTATTTAGTAGTTGCTGGCGGTGGTGGCGGAGGTGGAATTACTGGTAACGTTGCTTCTGGTGGTGGCGGAGGTGGAGCTGGTGGTTATAGAACTTCTTTCCCTGGCGGAACAAAAGTATTTTTAGAAACAGGATCAAATCAAGTAGTAATTGGTGCTGGTGGAGCAGGTGGTAATGGTACCGCTTGTGGTCAACTTACAACAATAGGAAAACCAGGTAGTGATTCTTATGTAGGATACATTACTTCTTTTGGCGGTGGTGGCGGTGGAGGAACTGCATGTAATAGTATTGGATTAGGTACTGATAAGGGACAACCAGGAGGATCAGGTGGTGGAGCTGGATCATGGAGTGGACAAAATGTTCCAGGTGGAACAGGAAATATTCCTGCTGTTAGTTCACCAGGCGCTCCTGTTCAAGGAACTAATGGTGGTCCAAGTAATTCAACAGGTGTACCAAATTATGGATCTGGCGGAGGTGGTGGAGCATGTGCTGCTGGTAGTTCAGGAACTCCAACTGCTGGTGGAGCTGGTGGAGCAGGAAAAGCAAATTCAATTACAGGAGGCTCAGTTACCTATGCAGGTGGTGGTGGAGGAGCTACTTATGCTGGTGGAACTGGAGGAAGTGGAGGTGCTGGAGGTGGTGGAGCTGGAGCTACAGGTCCAGCTACAGGAACTAATGGAACGGTAAATACTGGTGGTGGTGCAGGTGGAAGTAATGCTAGCCCATCTAGTGCAACAGGAGGCTCAGGAGTCATTATTTTAAGAATACCAACAGCTTGTGCACCAGGTAGTTTAGCAGTAGCCCCTGGAACTAATAGTTTAGCAACAGTTGGATCTTGTAAAGTAGCAACATTTACAGTAACAGGTACATTGACAGTATAATAGAATTAAATTATAAATATAAAACTTAAGAGGAGTAAAAATATGGCACATTTTGCAGAACTAAAAGCAATGACAGATCCTACAGGATTTACGTCAGATTCGCACCAAGTGGTCCAAAGAGTTGTAGTAGTAGGAAACGATGTAGTTCCTTCCGATATGCATGTTGATGGAGAAACATGGTGTACTAATTTTTTTAAAGGCGGAATTTGGAAACAAACTTCCTATAATCATAATTTTAGAAAACAATATGCAGGTAAAGGTTATGTGTATGATCCTGTAAAAGATAAATTTTTAGCAAGGCAACCGTATGCTTCATGGTCATTAGATGATAATGATGATTGGAAAGCACCTGTTGCTTATCCAACAGTTACTGAGTATGGTGATCCAGCGGAACCATACCACATTCAATGGAATGAAGCTGGTCAAAAATGGACTGCAACTGATAATTCAGATCCAGAACAAAATTTTAATTGGGATGCATCAGCGTTAGCTTGGGTATCCGCATAAGGAGACTCAACTATGGCTAGTCCCTCAGGATCAGCAAACGGCGGTATAATAGGAAAAACGAACCAAGCTTCGTTTGGACAGGGTAAAACTTCAACTATTACATCTACAAAAAATTTTACTTTAAGGACTGGCACAAGAAAAATTGATGCCACAGTAGTTGCCGGTGGTGGTGGCGGTGGAGTTAATGGAAATTCTGGAGGTGGTGGTGGAGCTGGTGGTTTTAGAAATTTTACAAGTCTTAGTGTTCCTGGACCTACTGTTCCTATAACTATTGGTGGAGGCGGAGCAGGCTTTCCCGCACCAGGTTGTGAAACAAGTAATGGAACTCCAGGAGTTAATTCAAAAATTACAGCAAACGGTATTGATAGTGAATCAACAGGTGGTGGTGGAGGTGGAGGACATTGTGCTTCTCCTACGCCAGGTGGTGAAGATGGTGGATCAGGTGGTGGTGCTGGATCAAACGATCATAATTCAGGAGGCTGTGGAAACACTCCTCCAACAAGTCCCCCACAAGGTAATGATGGTGGATCTACAACTGCTAACCCTAATGCTGGTTATGGAGCTGGTGGTGGTGGAGCAAATGCAGCAGGAGCTGATACATCAGGTGCTGCAACTGCAGGTGGAGCAGGTTCACCAAGTCCTTTAAATTGTACAACATATGCTGGTGGCGGTGGTGGTGGATCTACCGGATCAGGTGCAGCTGGTGGAGCTGGAGGTGGTGGAGCAGGTGGTTCTTCAGGAAATGCAACTGCAGGTACTGCCAACACTGGTGGTGGCGGGGGTGGATCTGGAAGAACACCAGGAGTTAGAAATAATAATTCTGGAGCCGGTGGCTCAGGAATAGTTGTTATAAAAGAAATAAATGAAGCAAGTGGTGTGTGGTCAATGCAATCACAATACGAGGCACGAGTAGGTGGAAACTGGCCTGATGGAAGTGTACTTGTTCCAAATCCAGTTGTTATAGATTATTTAATGGTAGCAGGTGGTGGTGGCGGAGCTTCTCCAGGTGGTGGTGGCGGAGGTGGTGGATTACTTTATTCTTATTGTAATGCATGTGCTGCTGCAATCACTTTTGATACAGGAATATACGATATCACAATTGGAGCTGGTGGTGTGGGTGGTAACTGTAGAACATCAGGTGAAGATACTACAATAATAAATCGCTCTTGTGCCCATATAACAC